TTATTCGCTGATCGGCTTGGATTCTGGTTTCGGAGTGTTACCAGAAATGTTACCAACCTCGCGCGCCATTGCGTTCCAGACGGCGTCCGCCGCATCCTCCGCCTGCCTGCCGACGTAAAAGTTCATCGTCGTTTGGATGGAGTCATGACGCATCAACTCCTGAAGCACCTTCGGCATCACCTTCGTGGCCCATCTGGCTCCGAATGCTCTGCGGAAATCGTGGGCGCTGGCGAACTTGTTTTCCCCCACCTTCACCCCGGCCAGCTCACCGAGTTCACTGATGATTCGGCCGACGTGTTCGGCTGTCGGTCGATGCAGGCCCGTCGCCCATCGCCCTGGCGGTTTCGTCCTGGGGTTGAAAACGAATCCCCTGCGGTTCTGTTCCGGCACTCGCGACAAGAATTCCGCGAAGTCCGGAGTGATCGGCAGCATCCGGTACGTCTTGCCTTTCTCCGATGCCGCCTGGATCCGCATCATCGGCCGACGTCCCGTGAAGTCCGGACACAGGTTCCGGTCGCTGGTCCAATGAAACCGCATTGCCTCGTCAATCCGGAGACTCGACAGCCACAGGCCGTTCAGGAACCACGTCCATTCCTGCCGAGCTTCCTCCGGGATCCGATCGCACTTCGGAACCGCCGCTACCATCCGGTCAAATTCCTCGCGTGTGATCGGACGGCCCTTCATCGACTCGTTCCACTCCGGAAACTCGATGTGCGGCATGGTGCGAACAATCCCCATCCGCACCGCCCAACGGAGCACCTTCCGCAACTCGGACAGGTGGCCCTTGATCGTCGCTGGCCGGACAGTGACTACGCGTTCCTTTCCGCGTTTGCTCTTGACGGTTCGTGGTTCTCGCAGCTTGGCCCCAAACTTGGAAACTGTGTTCGGATCGGCCATCGATTCGGCCTGTTTCGGGTCCATCAGTTCCGCAACGGCATTGAACATCGAAACCGTCTTGGCCTTCGTCTTCGGACGTTTGCCGTCGCTGACTTCGGCCAGATACCTGGCCCGCAGTTCCTCCCATGTGGTCGTTGCTCTCGGCCGAAACGCCCCGCTGTTCAATTCGACTTCGAGCCGCGCCGCGATCCTTTCCGCTTCCCGCTTGATCGTCGTCTTGGTGGACTTCGTTTTCGTCCGTCCTGTCACCGGATCGTCCCATTGGGCCTGATAGTACCTTCGGTCCGCAGGGTTGATCAGGGTGACTTTGATCATTTGGTTTTGCCCTTACTCTTTCGCCTCAGGTGGCGAGCCTTTCTTGCTGCTGATGGCCGCTGGCCGAGTTCCGGCAGTTCCTTGAAGAACTTGGCCAGTTCGTCTGTCAGTCCGATGTCTATTTTTCCGATCCTGCAGAGCACCGGGATTCCTGCCTTTCGCAGCAACGCCCGGTATTCCTCGCTGATGCCGAGTTCTTTTAACGCGGCATCCACGTTGCACAGCATGTTGAGCGGTACGCCTCGCAGGCGGTCCGCGAGCGAATCGTTTGTAGTTCTGGAGTGTTTTTCGATGGGAGAATCTTGACTCGCCTTTGATCGGGGCGTATTTTCCATGCAGCACCTCGGGTCCCTGAGAAGAACGCGGTGTTAATTGGGAAGTACACGGGAGCCCTGCAGCGCCAACTGCGGGGCTCTCGGCATTTACGGAGCGTGCGATTGATTCGCACAGGGAGACGCAAGGCGCACGAGGGGCGGCGGTCTGCATGACCGGCCGACGATCCGTCTGCGGCGCGCGAAAATACGGGCGAGCATCATTGTCCCGCGTGACACTACTCCGCGGGCTTTGATGTGGGGCTGTTGGTGTCTCACCACCGCAGCCCCTGCCCGCTTTGGCACCACAATGCCCACTTCTCAGGAATGTTGCAAGTGTGTTCATCTGTCGCGCCCCTCGAACTGGTTCGGCGCGAGAACACTGGTTGTCTCACGGATTCGCGACAGTTCGGACAGTTCCATGGAAACGAACTGCCCCATCGACTTCCCTGTCACCCTGAAATCGGTCTCGGAATCGTCCAGTGGATAGCACGAAAAGACCTTGAACTGAATGTCCCGTCCGTTCCAGGAGCAATCGTAAACGCGGCTCGGAATGACCGGCGCGGTCACAGGCTTCACTTGCCGCATCATGTCGGCCCGCCACTTGGATTCGTGGCCGTTGTCCAGGTCCATCCCTTCGACATACACCCGGCCATTGGTTTGACTGATGGCCTCAACTCTGACTCTGCGAAAGCTGGTTCCCCCTTCCAAATTGGGATAACGAAACCCGTACGTCTGGCCCTGGCGAAGTGACTTGATCTTGACGGTTTCAACCTTGAGCGAAGGCATGGTAATTCCCCGACTCGCGAATCGGATCCACTCCAAAGCGCGAGCACGAACGGACCCCTGGGTTCCAATCCCCGGGCAGAACGAGTTACAGACTGGTAGCAGGCACGGCCCAGAATGGAGCCAGTGGGATTTCCGCATTCGTGGAACGACTACGGACACAGATGAGACAAATCGCGAGACATGCGTGAAGCATTGTCAGACTCCAAATCGTTCGGAGTCGACTGGCGGGAGGATTCCAGACACCCGCGCGAGTCAAGAGATTCACCGGCCATCGTCACAGGCCGACAGTCGAGAATTGCGGCTCGATCGACTGCGTTCAGCGAATCGGGGGCGGGACGATGCTGTCGTCGCCGCTGGTGTACCTGATGAATGCCAGACCTCGGCAGAGGGTCGGGTCGGCAGCAGGAGAATTGAGCGTCTTCATGATTCGGTCCCGAAGTGGGCTTTTCGCCCGGGTGCCGTATGGTGCGTTCATCCGTCTTGGTTGAACGGAGAATACGTTCGTATTCAGGCGTCCGCAAGCGTTTTTTCTTGGCCGAACTGTTTATTATTGGTGAACGTCGATGTAACACATTGACAGTCAACGGACAGGATTTTTTCGCCATATGCCGCCTCGCTACTTCCTCGACCAGATCCTGATTGGAATCGGATACTTGCTGATTCTCGGCGCGGCATGGCTTGTGTGGACGGTCGGTTCGTGGGTTTTGTCGTTCGTTCAATGGAGCTTGTCGCAATGAGCACAGATCCGGGGTTGAATGATTTCTTCAATTCGCTCGGCATCAATGCAGATGGCCAGCAGGAACCAGAGGAACGGCCGATGCAGTTGGCCCCGACGCGAGCGCAGGTCATCGCCGGGATTCTTGCCACGAACTCCGAATCCCTGATCTGCCCTGGCTTCCAGCTGGTCCGACACTTCCCGATGGTGTCCGCTCGGCAGGTTGTCGGTCAGAACGCATGGAAAGACTTCCTGGCGTCCGTCCGTGATGCTGTCGGGGGACGATCCAAAACGGTTGAAGCCACACTGGCCAAGATGGAACAGGAAATCCTGTCCGAACTGAAATGGCTCGCGTCGAAATCCGGTGCAAACGCGATCGTTTCGACCCGCATTGAGTTCGGTGAAATCTCCGGCGGATCGGTCGGGATGATGTTCTTTGCGACCGGCTACGCTACGCCTGTTCTGCTGGAACAGGTTTGACCGGCCCCCACCTGGCCGGGGTGTCGTAACAGGCTTCCGTTGCCATCGCGACTTTCGACAGCAGTTTTTCACGCCCGCCGATCGGGCAGCCGCACAGACCGCAGGCCGATTCGCCCACCAGGTGCGGGCAGGACTGACAGATCCGGACTCGCTCCTCCCGCTGGGCCTCGGTGCAGACTGGCCGGCCAGCCGCCGTCCAACGTGCCAACGCTCGCGCGAAGTTCCAGCCGCGAGTCAGCACTGGCGGGAGACTGTCGGCCCCGCCCATCGCCAGACGTGTTTCCCGTAGGATCCGCTTGAACGTCGATCGGTCTACCGCTTTGGCCTCGGTGACGAAATGCCGCTTGATGGACGGGACGTCCGGCATCCTCGCCCCGGTATCCATCGCTGTGATCAGATGGCCCCGTAGCCTGTCCTCTGGCGTCATCCCCGGGGGACTCGCTCCATCCGGATTGCCGAACCGATGGGACCACCGCAGCCACGGTAGACAGAGGCACCGCCCCCCGGCCCGCCGCACCCGGTTGTGCAGGTGATATTCCTCAGGACCGAATCCCCGCAAGAGGGGATGGAACCCCGGCCAAGCTGCCTTCCGCATGGCGAACAGTCCGCACCCTTGAGCCGCGATCTCGAACGGCTCCCCCGCCTGCAGCTGCGCGTGATCGGTTGACCACTGCCCGAACATCAGACTTCCCCACGTCGGCCGCATGTGGGTTGACAGCACCTGGCCCCCGGCCGCCGTCAGTGGCCCTTGCACCAGGTCCCGCGACTCCGGGTTGTCAGCGAACCATTCCACGAGCTGCCCAACCGCCCCCGGGGGAAGTAGGACATGGCAATCCATCACGAGCACCGCGGGACCCGTCGCCAAATCAAAGATCCGCCCCTTTGCCGCCGCCGTCCCGCTGACCGCGGTGAAATGTTCGTAGCGTGCTCCGACTTGCTCACAGAGCGAACGAGCCTTCCAGGAGTGATTGGACTCGCTGGCCCGGCCGGGTTCCCCCTCCGTGTCGTTGTCTACGACAATCAATTCCACGTCCCGCATGGCGTCCGCGTGGTGAATGTAGAGCGATTCCACCGTGGCCCACAGGCCCGGCCAATCTCGGTAGTAGGGCAGTCCGATCGTCAATTTTGGCCCGGCGTTCATCCGCTCCACCGCCGCGCGGATCCCTTCGACCGACCACAGGCCGAGCGACTTATCCGAATAGGCCCCGCCGCCCTCGGTGCAGCCTTCATTGATCACTGCAGACGGCTCCGGGAGCCAGAACGGCTTTGCCGTCAGATCCAACGGCCGCCAGTGGCCCAGCTGGATGTCGTGATTCACCCGGCCCGGGAAGTGAGTCATGATCACCCACTTGGCCTCGCTCTTGACGATGTTGTCCAGCGCCTGGCGAATCATCGAGTAGGGCAGGTGCACCAGACAGTCCCGACAGAGCACGGCATCACACCCCGGCAAGTCTGATGTCACGATGTCCAGGTGGATGAAGTGCCGATCGGGAAACTTCGTGAATCGCTCCGCGTTGCCTTTGACCAAGTCCCGCACCACGTCGGCCCCGATGTACGCGATCCCCTGGAGGTCCACGCGGCTCATCCAGTGGAAGTCACCGCACGGCAGATCCAGCAGGGACCGGCAGCCGAGCGATCGGAGCATGGCGGGCAGTTGCTCACGGATCACGGCCGTTGCATCGAGCGACGATCCGGGACCGCTGACCGATTCGCCGTGGCCCCACGGCAGCCCCGCGAATGCGGCCTCGGACTCGCTCGCCTGAGCGACGAATAGCGGGCACCCCTCGCACGCCACGGCATTCGCCCGCGGAACCCGTGTCAACTGCTCTTGTGTCTCCACACACCGGCCACGCTTGGAGCATGCTCGCAACTCCACGCCCCGGAGTTTCGCCTGAACTTCGCCAAAGTGAATGCAGTGCATGGATTCCTCACGCCAGATTGCAGGGAATAACCAGTTCATCCTCTGGACCGTCTGACGGTCCGAATTCCGCCACGAGAGCCGCGCTGTTCGTTTCGCACGGGTCACAAGTCACAGTGCAGTTGTCCGACACATACGACCATCCCCCCGCGCCGTCCCCTATGTACGTGCAGCCTCCAGAGCATGGCACCGGCGTTGTTGTCGTCGTGGTCGTGCTGCTGCCGGTGGAACTTGTCGTTGTGCTCTCTGATGTGGTGGTCGTGGAACTTGTCGAACTGGTTGTCGTGCTCTCCGTTGTAGTGGTCGTGCTCTCGGTGGTCGTCGTGGTCGTGCTCTCCGTCGTGGTCGTGGTCGTACTGGCCGTGGTCGTGCTCTCGGTCGTTGTTGTCGTCGTGCTGCCGGTCGTTGTGTTGCAGGACTCGGCTAAAGTGATTTCGAGTGTCTCCGGGAACAGTTCCTCGAAATCGATCTCGCACCCCTCACAGAACCACGTTCCCGTCCCGATCTTGATTTGGTTGTCGAACGTCGCTGTCAGCGATTGCGAACAATCAATGTCTCCGGTGACAGCGTACCTGGCCTGGTGCGTGACCAGCCCTTCCGTTGTCATGTAAGTAATCCAGATGAACAGGAAGTTCGTCGTGGCGTACATTTTCGCACGGATCAGGATATTGAGCGTCCCGCCTTCCACCAGACACGGCAGATCTGCCAGCAGCCGCTGTTCCTCGCCGCTGTCCCACATGCATGAATAGGCCCCCGGCCCGCCGCCGCCGTCCAGAACCAATTGCAACGTGCCGTTCGTTCCGCCCTCGCAATCAGGTAGCGGGAACGACAGCGAGTAGCAGCATTGCGGGCACTCGCTCGGAACGTCTGTCACGCCGCAACACGTGACGTACCGTCGGTCCGTTCCGATCCAGCTTTCTGGCGGGTCAATCCCCGGTTCCTCCAGATCGGTTTCGTCCTCGATCTCTGCAAATCGCAGATCCTGGGCACCGTCCAGATTTGCTTCGCAGCCGATGCAATGATTCGATTCAAGCTCCCATTCCGGATCCGGATCCTCACCCTCACCCCAAACGACTTTCCAGAGTGCCCATCCCCGCCACGTGCAACTGCAACTGGACGTAGCGGGAAATCCTTCATCGATCGACACGACTTCCCAACGTTCCGACCACGGACTGAAGATAGCCCACAGCCTGGCACCGCACTTGATCGACTTCGCCGCACAGCCGGTCGCGTCCCCGGACCGGCCCGTCAGTGCCGCGTAGACTGGCACCGCCTCTTGCCCCTCTGCCGGAAAGTACGTCTGCTGTGCCACGATGCCGGTAGCGTCGACGCCCACATTCTGATTCCGCTCCAACGGGATGCAGTAGGCCACCAGACAGTCACGGTCCGCGAGCACCGCCCCCGTAGTGGCCCCTGCAGTCAATCCGAAGTCCGCCAACGCCAGCATCAGAACTGGCTCGCGGGATGGTGGCCCGCCGTTCCGACGATCGGAGACAGGGTAACGAGGATCGGCCTCGATGAACCGGGTTGCATCGAGAACGCGGCCTGCGGTGTCTTCGGTGAAACCGACCAGTGGTTCCTGAGCCATGATTACGCCAGTGGGAGAACGGAGAAGTCTTTGCGGTCTGCGTTTCGGAACAGACACCAGTAGAGATTTCCGGACGGAATCGGAGCGCCGTTCGGACTGATCACCCGGCCGTCAGCGTCCAGAGGAACCGGCTTCGACACTGCCTGGTTGTTTCGGTCGAGAATGTTTTTCCACTTCGTTCCGTCGAACGTCCGCATCCCCTCATTCAGCACCTCAATGTCCCACGGCTCCGGCAGATCGTTCACGTCTTCGCCCGCCCGTTTCGGCCGGTAGGATCGCAGAATCAGATTGAGCGACAGTTGCCGGTAATTCGTCCCGTTCTCCTGCATGTCTTCGCCGATTTTTAGGTCCTGCGACTTCGCACAGCCCTTCGGGATCGTGATCCCGTCCACGACGATCTCAGCATTGTTGACCGCGTTGTTGTACGTCAGAATCGTTTCGGGAATCGCAGGGACATTCTTCGTCACACTCACGATCCATTCCGTTACCGGAGTCTGAATCGTCGGGTCGAACATATCCCCCGCCGTGTTCGATACCGGAGACGACACTGCCGGATCCGGGAATGAGACATTCGCCGACGCGAATGTCTGATAGGCTCGCTTCCCCGCTGTCGTGACGGCCTGCTGCATCTGGCCCTGTGCCAGCAGGATCGTACGGGACGCCCACACGATCCTGGCCGCTCGGTCTGTCGGGACCGCGAACATTATTCGCTCTTTCTCCGACTTGGACAGGATCGACTTATATGAACACGTGATGTACCAAACGAGACGCGAATCCTTGGTCCGGGTCGCCGATCGGTCGTGACAGATGCACGTGAGCACGCCGGGGAAGTTATCGCCGAGCACAACCGGACAGGCAGCGTAGACCGCCCCTTCCAGTTCCTCCGGATCATTGGATTGCAGCATGTAATAACGCCTGCCAGTGATCCCGTCCGTCAGAGACTCACTCGATGTCCGTTCGTGCCAGAATTCCTTGACGTCGACGATCATAGTTCGGCCTTCCGGAACGAAAGATTCTCGTTCGCCTTCTGCAGTTGCTTGTGGATGCCTTCCAACTCGCGGAGTTGTGCCTTGCGATCATCCTCAATCGTCGCGGTTCCCATCGTGGCGCGAGCAACTGCTGAGAACGCCCCGGCCGTGCCCGCCTCCAATGCCGCTGTCGGCCCGTTCGCCGTCAGACCAAGAGACTTGATCGCATCCATCTGTTCGCGGACCGCCCCCATCCTCCTGGTGTTATCCCGCATCCATCCATCGATCTGTTTGGCCTCCTCGTCCTTCAAGAATTGCTGCCAGACCAGTTCGTCATCCTGGCGAACCATCTCTTCGGCCTGCCTGGCTTCCCGCTTTTTCTTCTCAGTCTCTTTCGCGTCAGCAATGGCTTTCTTGTCGGCCTGTCGCCGGTTCTCGGCATCGACCTCCAATTGCTTCCTGGCCTCCGCCTCTGCCATCGGGACCAGCCGACGCCCCTTCGCTTCAAGTTCCGCAATCCTGGCTTCTGACTTGACCACCTCTTGCCGCGCAAACTTCTCGGCATCATCCCGCATCTTGCCTTTCGGCCCGGCCATGATCTGATTCAGCCGTTCGAACAACGCACCGTGCCGATTGATCTCGTCACGAAACTGGACGTTGTTGTCCTCCAGCGCCTTGCGGGCAGCATCCGGAGCGATCAGCTGGCCCTTCTCGCGAGCTTCGCGGAGTTGCTTGGCCTGCTGTGTCTCGACGCCCACAACCCCGACAGCGAGATTCCCGGCCGCTGTCACAGAGTCTTTCATCGCCTGAGTCAGCCGTTCCTGTTCCTCTCGCCAGTGTTTCGTCTCACCGATCGCCGACGCGATTGCCGGGAGTGTCATCGAGACGAGAGCAATACCGATCGCAGCCACACCGCCCGCCATTGGACTGATCATGGATGCCATGCTGGCGATGTTGTTGGCACCGCCCCGCATGGCCATCTGGAATCCTTCCATGTTCGTGCGGGCATTCCCCAGATTGACCGTCATGTCTTCGACGCCGCGGCCGATTTCTTGAATCATGAAACCGGAGTTATTCCGCCCGCCACCGCCGCCCATCCGGGCAAACTTGCGGTCCATGTCGTCAATCGCCCCCTCAATCACCTTGATCGTCTGGACCGATGTACGAACGTCCGCAGCCAGATTGGCCGTGTTCAGTTTCAGATTGACGTTGAGACTGCCAACATTAGCCATTGGCCTGGCCCTCTTTCGCAAGTTCCGCCGTGATCGTCGAAGTCATGATCTGTAGCGCGTTTGCTGACGATGCGTTGAACCCATCCCGCATGTAATGGAATGCTGGCATCTGTCCGCGATTCAACCTGGCCTTGCCGTCTTTCTTCTGCCGCGATCCGATCGACACGCGCTTTGTGACGCCGTTGATCACTCGCTTGGCATAGACTGGTTTGGAGTTCGTCTGTCGCCTTCTGGATCCGGATTCGACGATACGGGCATGCGGAGCCTTGCGAGCCTGCGGACCGATCAATCCGATCACCCCGACGCCGTCTGATACGATCTTGTGCACAATCGCATTCTTCAGGTGTCGTCGCTTCGCGCGATATCTCGCATGCCGCTGAACAGGCACTCGACTGAAGACGGCCGCCTCCACGACCGTGACAGCCTTCCTCATGGCCAGCAGCACGATGCGTTCGCGAATATCACCGTCAATCGCGATCAGCCGCTGGTAAAGATCCTTGGCCCCCGTGAGTTTAATGTCGCCGCTCATTTCAGCCCCCATGCCGCCAGCAGTTCAGCTTCAATCTCGTCCGCCGTCTTTGACATGCCCCGGGTCGACGCCGGTATGAAATCTTTCGGCCTGATCCTCGCGCGGATGTGCGGTTGACATGCCGCGTGAGCCACCGTCGCGGCCTGATTCCACTCGTCGCCCCATGGCATCACGCAATAGGCCGCGTACCACCGTTCAAATAGTGCCGACGATGTGTTCGCCTTCAGGGAATCGATATCGAGCCCGTAACCTGTGTTGACGGTTCGGGCAAGGTGGAACCAGAACCATTCCTCTGTGTCGCGAGTTTTTTTTCGAGTTCCACCCGCTGCGATTTGGTCATGTTGGATAGCAGAATGACTCTACTTGCGATGCGGTCGACAATCTCCGGATGTTTCGCCCCGACGATCCGTTCGCCTTCTGCCACATCCGGAAAGAGATAGGCCCCGCTCTCGTCGACCATCCCCATTACTGCCGCCAGTATGGCGTATCTGGATGATCCCGTTTCGGCCTCGCTGAGTTTCGTTCTCTGTGCCCCTGTGAGCGATCTCACCCGAATCTGAGCGCCTTCCCCGTACTCTGGCACGTCCACGATGCCAAAATCAGCGTCAGACACCGCCACAATCACGTCCCGTCCGATGATCATTCCAATCCCCTCAGTTTCGCGGGAAAACCATGTCGGCCGAACCGCTACCTGGTTTCACCGCATCCGCAATCCCCGACCCGCAACGACACTGCCGCGGGTTCCTCCGGATACGGCTCCCAATCCTCGGCCGCGGCATCCTGGCCGTTGATCGGTTCCGTCTTCTGATACAGACGAGTCGGATCCACTGTTCGGAAGATCCGAGCCGCCGCCAATGCTCTTGCGTGTGACAGGATCATGCCGTCTGTGCCGCAACGTACGTGGGTTTACCTGCGACCTTGAACCGCAGGGTAATCACGGCCATGTCATCGAAGTTCCAGACCGGACTCAATCGCTGGAACACGACAGGAAAAGCGAGCGTTGCCGCAGTCGCTGCCACCGTTCCGCCGCATGTCGCGGCACGCTTCGGAAATGTAATCGTGATCGTGTCACATCCGGCCGCGAACAGTGCCGCGTAGTCGAGTTGCGTGTTGTACTGACAGGTGAGCGCCAGTTCCCCGCCGTCTTTCATGTCACCGGCGATGAACGTTTTCCACCCGTCAGTGGACGCCGTGTGCGTCGACTCCACAGCCGTTCGGGAAAGCTCCGGAGCCGTGTCCACCTGGACGATGTTCCCGACCAGAGTTCCATTCGTCGTCAGTGCGGCCGTCAGACCGAACATGGTTCCAATCGTCGTGCCCTGCACAGCCATGTTTCATTCCCCTCAATCAACCAAGTGAAAAACGTCCACGGCCACAGCCGCTATCGGGTAGCCGATCTCGTCATCTTCGGTCGGGTCCGTCGATGCGTCGTATACGTCACGAGTGACGCAGTGATCGACCGACAAACCGCTCCACGTCACGGTTCCTGTCACCCCGTCTTGCGGCGACAGCGCTTTGTCCACCAACTTGGCCACTGTGAACGACTCGTTCACCCCTCCCGTATCCGATCCCACGCAATAGACGACCACCGGTGTCTTGCGGAACGCACCCTGCCCGCGCGACGTGCGGCCCTGCTGTTCCTGTCCTGGCGGGTTGTCGATCACAACGTACGGCCTGGCCGCTGCCTGTGGAGCCCGCCGCGCGTAGATCCGATCGGACACGATCGCTTTGATCGCGTTCACTGATTTCAGCTTCCAGACCACATTGCCATGGATCATGGATCAACCCTTGATATCACACACGACGTCAGAGCTCGCGAACGCCGCAATCACTGCCGCCCCGCTGGCCGCGTCATTCACCGCGATGGCAACCCGCACCTGGAGCACGTCCCCGGGTTCGAGCGTCGATGGAGTGATTGCGAACGTCTTGTTCGCAAACGTCAGGGAGTTGATTGACTGAGCCACCGTGGCACAGATATCAGAACCCAGCGTATTGTCTTTGCCGATCCGCTGTGCCTGCACGTCGATCGTTGCCGTGGTGTCGGCAATTGTGGTCACCATCCCGGCCCCGAACCGGAGACTGAACGTCTGGCCGGCCACATACGACTCCGGCACCTTGACGAACGCCAGAGCGTAGAGCGTCACGGCTCCCGCCGCTTTGACGTCATAGGTCCGGATCAATGGCGCATCAGTCCCGAACACGGCCCCGCCGTACAGCCCCAAGTCATCGGCCGCCGAAGTCCCGGGGAGTGGCGAGTGAATCGCGTCGTGAATCCTCCAGTCCGTGAACGGGATTGGAAAGACTACGTTGTCCGCCTGGATCAGTTCCGTTCGGTCAATCGGCGTTACGCGGTTCCCGATGTCGCCGGTCAGGTTCAGTCGCTGCTGCACCGTCAATGTGTCAGTGGTCATCGGCATGATTTACTTTTCCTCCGTCAGCCAAAGCACAATCTTTTCGTTCGACTCCCGTTCGTTGAACGCCGACGCGATGTTCAACACCCTGGCCCCAATCTTGACTCGCATTCGCGAACTGATGGCCGCCGTCTTCGCGTCGTACGGCAATTTGCACACCGCCGTAACCAGCGCGTTTGTCTGCATGGCCGCCGTGAATTCGCGGCCCGAAGACGGGAGCACTTCCGCCCATCGCTCGGTGAACGTCGACCAGGTGGGTAGCACTTCGCCCGCTTCGTTCGCGGCCCCATCCTCTGCGGACTGAATCACAATCAATGTGTTCCGCCGCCCGGCCCCGTTCTCCAGTCCCCGCAACATTGCCGCCCCCGTTCGTTTTGTATCGTACGATACAATTCCCGAGTCACAGGAACGTGTACATTCCCGGCCGCAGCAGCTGCCGGTACGCCTCATCACACTGTGCCGACGCCCGCGTGCCCTCGCGATCCGAATGCAGGCGAGCAATCAGCAGCCGCATGGACTGCATCGCCCATCCTGGCACCACGCCGAGAAAGTGCGTTCCTGTCCCTTGGTCCGTGATGTTCACCGCGGCCCCGTCCTCGGTGAGACTCAACTGGCACGTCGAACCGCTCGCATTTCTCACGAAATATCGCCGGTCTGTCGCGAGACCTCCCGGCAACGTCCCTCCCGAGTTCGACAGCCGCCACGTCTGGCCGTCTGTCGGCTCGTATTCGGTGAATGTGATCGTGTCGGCCTCCGCGTTCGCAGTGAACGGCACCGCGTAGCCAGACTGGAACGTCACGGTGACAGCCCCGGATTCGTCCGCCGTGTCTGGCCACTGTTGACCATCCGCCAGCACGATCTCGGCCGGTGCCTTGTCCGTTCGCACCCGGTACACACTGGTGGCCAGAGTCCGCTGGACGCCCGCCCGGTCCAGGTACTGGATCGAATCCACCGCTCGCACCGGACAAGCAAAGATCCGGATCCGGCATGGCCAGTAGTCCAGCTGCAGGGACCGCCGCTGCCACAATAGCACCCGGTTCGTGTCGCTCTCGACCAGATCCCGCGCCGTGGTCGTGAGTGACACGAACAACGAATCCTCTGCGGATACGTCGGTTCCCTGACGCGTCTGCAGCTTGGCTTCGACGAGCGAGATTGGCTCGGCATACGGACCGGCCAGTATCGTTTGCCACATGGTTCTCACTGCCGGTAATAAAGGACGATGCGGCCCGACTTGCTGTTCCCCGCGTTCGCTACGGCCACGGTCAGCCGGTCCGCACAGACCGGATAGGCCGCGATGCCGACCGCGGTTTCGTCCGCGTTCAACAGCTGGAGATAGGTCTGTTCCGTGTTTGCCGTGTCACGCGTCCCCAGCGCCGCCACGTTCTGGCACCCGGCCAGCACGTTCAGACCGTGCTCGTCCGTGATGGCCAGATCCCAGTTGTCAGACGGTTCAGCGTCTCCCGGGATTGTGACCACCTTCACGAGTTCGCCGTTGATCGGCCGCGTAGTAACGCCCGACGCCGTGCCGAGCGAGTCATCCGTGACGAAATCACAGAT